CACTTTAGCAGCAACAAATAGACAGGCTCAATTAGCTAATCAAATTTTTGAAGCTAGAACAAAAATAGGAAATCAAGTTGCTACTCAATTACTACAACAAAATTTAATAAATGATAGTGCTTCTGTAGAATTAGCATTGGCATTAGCTAGAGCAAAAGCAGCAAATGATATTGATGTAGCTCAAAAGAAACAAATTACAAATTTAGATAGATTAAGAGATGCCTTTGGTGGCGAGTTTGAAAGAAGTTTAGCAGGTGGTAAAGGAGCCGAAAGATTTGGAGAAGCTAGGGCAAATAAAGCACAAAAAGAATTTGAAGAAGGCAGGAATCAAAGAATAAAAGATTTTAAGAAAGCATTAGAAGAAGTAAGAGAAATGATTGGTCTTGTTAATGAGGCTAATGGTCAATTTGGACAATCAGGAGTTTTAGCTTTCTCTGCTATTAATGACAAAGTAAAAGAATTGCAAGATCCAATAAGGCAAGTGATTGGATTGTCAGATACAATAGCAACTTCATTTGAAAATTCATTTAAAGGAATTATCAAAGGAACTATGACCGTTGCTGATGCCTTTAGAAATATGTTGAATAAGATAGCAGATCATTTTTTAGATACTGCTGCGAGAATGATGGCTAATCAATTGCAGCAAAGTTTATTGGGAATGTTTAGCGGTATGTTTGGTGGTGGTGCGTTTAAAGCTCCTGCACCGATGAAAGCTGCTCCTGGAACTTTTGGTACAAATATTCCTAGCGGAGTACAAGCACCTGGAATGTTCAATATTACACCTAAAGCAAATGGAGGGCCAGTAAAAGGAGGAAGCAGCTATCTTGTTGGAGAACGTGGCCCTGAGATGTTTAGTCCAGGTGTATCAGGAATGATTACACCAAACCATGCTTTAGGTGGTGGTACAAGTGTAGTAGTAAACGTAGATGCTTCTGGTTCTTCTGTTGAGGGTGACGAACAACAAGGTAGAGAACTTGGTCGTCTTATATCAGTTGCAGTACAATCTGAATTATTACAGCAACAAAGACCAGGAGGTTTACTTGCATAATGGCTACTTTTCCTTCAATAACTCCTACTTACGGAGTACGAAAAAGATCAGCACCAAATACTAGAACAGTTCGTTTTGCTGATGGTTATGAACACAGAATATTATTTGGATTAGCAGAACATCAAAATCCTAAAGTATTTAATTTAAAATTTGAAGTATCAGAAACAGATGCAGATACTATAGAAACATTTTTAGATGCAAGAGCAAATGATAGTGCTAGTTTTGATTTCACCCCACCTGGAGAAGCTAGTTCATCTAAGTTTATTTGCGAAGCATGGTCAAAATCTATACCTTATCTAAATAGAGCAACCATACAAACAACATTTAGGGAGGTATTTGAACCATGAGTACTGGTCCTGTTTTCAGTGAAGTTCAAAAAATAAACCCCTCTGCTATTATTGAACTTTTTACATTACAGCTAGATAACTCTTTACATGGTGCGACAACAATATATAGATTCCATTCTGGATCGAATCTTAATGCAAATGGTGAAATAGTATGGGCTGGTAATGCTTATCAAAGATTTCCTATAGAAGCTACAGGTTTTGCATATCAACGTGGTCAGATTCCTAGACCAAAACTTGTAGTAAGTAACGCATTAGGGACAATATCTACAATACTTTTAACTGTTAACCAAACAACAACAGGTAATGATCTGACAGGTGCTACTGTTACAAGAATAAGAACAATGGCAAGATTTATTGATGCGGTTAATTTTCCAGGCAACACAAACCCACTTGGAACACCAGATCCTACAGCAGAATTTAAACGACAAATTTACACTATAGACCGAAAAGCAACAGAAACTAGAGAAGTAGTGGAATTTGAATTAGCAGGAGCTATTGATATGGCTGGAGTTCGAGCACCAAAACGTCAATGCACCCGTGCTTTATTTCCTAGTATTGGTACGTTTACACAATGACTTGGAAATATAAAGCATTACTTCATGCTAAACGTGAAGATCCCAGAGAATCTTGTGGACTTCTATTAAATGTAAAAGGTAAAGAACGATACTATCCATGTCGTAATCTTTCGATTATAGATAATCAGTGTTTTATTATTGATCCAGAAGATTATGTAAAAGCAGATAATGTGGGTGAGATTATAGCTGTTGTTCATAGTCATCCCATAACACCTCCAGAGCCAAGTCAGGCAGATAAAATTAGTTGTGAACAAAGTAAACTACCTTGGTATATTGTTAACCCTAAAACTGAACAATGGGGTGAATGTAAGCCAGAAGGTTACGTTCCAGATATTTTAGGGAGACAATGGGTTTGGGGTGTAACTGATTGTTGGAGTTTAGTTGTTGATTGGTATAAAAAAGAAAAAGGAATTATTTTAAAAGATTACGCAAGAACAATGACACCAGAAGAGTTTTTAAAAGATCCTTTATTTGAACATTACGCTTGGAGAACAGGTTTTAGAGAACTTAGATCAGACGAAAAGTTAGAAAAAGGCGATGTATTGTTAATGTCAATATTGCACCCAACTTTAAATCATGTAGCTATTTTTCTTGGAGATATGGTTTTACATCATTTAGCAGATAGACTATCTTGTAGAGAACCATATTCTGAGTGGTTGTTAAAATGTACTGGTAAGAGGTATCGCTATGCTCAGAAAAGTTAAACTTTATGGAGAACTTGCTGACTTTGTAGGTTATAAAGAACTAGAAGCTGTAATAAATTCTACTGCTGATGCAATACGTTTTCTTGTCAGTAACTTTCCAAGTTTAGAAGCACATATGGCAGATAGATATTATAAAGTGCTTGTTGATGATTATGATATTGATGAAACTGAACTATATAATCCAATAGGAAAATCAGATATAAGTATTGTGCCAGTGATTACTGGTAGTGGTGGAGGTGTAGGAAAAACTTTATTAGGAGTAACATTAATTGGTGTTTCGTTGGCAACAGGTGGCGGTTTTTCTGCTCTATTTTCTCAAACAGGTCTTACAAATGTTTTCTCTTCTATAGGTTTTAATGTAGGAGTTGGCTTAACTTTAATGGGTGTTAGTGAAATGTTATTTCCTTTACCCAAGCCACAAGAATTTAATAACGAAGAAGATCCCAGAATATCATTTAGTTTTTCTGGAGTTCAAAATACATCCAGGGCTGGTACTTCTCATCCAATAGCTTATGGTGAGATAGTAACAGGATCAGTTGTTATTTCTGCTGGTATTGACACTAATCAGGTACAGGCATGACAGATAAAATTATTAAAGGTTCTGGTGGAGGTCGACCAAAACCACCTCCTTCTCCAACAAGAGCACCTGACACTTTAAACAGTAGACAATTTGCTTCTATTCAAGATTTACTATCTGAAGGAGAGATAGAAGGTTTTGCTACTCCATCAAAAGCAGGACTTACAAAGGGAACCACAGCATATAACAATGCAGCATTAAAAGATGTATTTTTGAATGACACTCCTATTCTTAACTCCAGTGCTAGTAATACAAGTCCTGCAACAGCAGATTTTAATTTTCAAAATGTAGAATTTACCCCTCGTTTTGGAACGTCAAATCAAGATCACATTCCAGGTATTGAAAGTAGTCAATCTACTACTGGAGTAGGTGTAACAGTAACAACTTCTTCTCCTGTAACTCGTCAGATAACAAATACAAATGTTGATGCTGTAAAAGTTACTATTACATTTCCACAACTACAAAAAGTTACCGATCAAGGAGATTTGCTTGGTTCAACTGTTGAATTAAAAATTCAAATTCAATATAACGGTGGTGGTTTTAGTGATATTTTATCGGATACAATTACTGGTCGTACTGCTGATGCTTACCAAAAAGAATATCGTGTAAATTTTACAGGAGCTTTTCCTGTTGATGTAAGAGTTGTACGAGTTACAGCAGATAGTACATCTTCTCAGTTGGTAGATGCTTTTACTTGGTCAAGTATCAGTGAAATCGTTGATGATAAACAAAGATATCTAAACAGTGCATATACAAATTTAAGGATAGATTCTGAACAGTTTAGTTCTATACCTAACAGAGCTTTTCGTATTCGTGGTGTAAAGGTAAGAATACCAGGAGCAGGAGCATCTAGTTCTGGTACTCCTACTGTTGATTTGCAAACAGGCAGAATTATTTATCCAAGTGGATATATTTTCAATGGAACGATGGGTGCTGCTGTATGGTGTTCATGCCCTGCAATGATACTTCTTGACCTGTTGACTACCGAAAGGTACGGATTTGGGACGCATATTACAGATGCTAATTTAGATTTGTTCAGTTTTGTAGCTGCCAGTAAATATGCAAACGAAGAAGTAGATGATGGATTTGGAGGACAGGAAGCAAGATTTAGTTGCAATGTAAATATACAAGGATCTATGGAAGCGTACCAGTTAATAAATGAACTAGCTGGTGTTATGAGATGTTTTCCTATATGGTCTGAAGGTTCAGTTACTATTACTCAAGATAAACCAACAGATCCAAGTTATTTATTTAGTCTGTCAAACGTAGGTGAAAGTGGTTTTTCCTATTCTGGCAGTAGTTTAAAACAAAGAAATACTGTTATAGCTGTTAGCTATTTCAATATGGAAAGCAGGGAAATAGATTATGAAGTTGTAGAAGATACTACGGCACAAGCAAAGTTAGGGATAGTAAAGAAAGATGTAAAAGCTTTTGCCTGTACTTCTCGTGGACAGGCTCATAGATTAGGTAAAGCAATATTATTCAGCGAGCAGAATGAATCAGAAGTTGTTAGTTTTACAACATCAATAGATGCTGGTGCAATCGTAAGACCTGGTTCTGTTATTAGCATTAATGATCCTGTTAGAGCAGGAGTTCGTAGATCTGGTCGTATAAATACAGCATCCACTACACAAATAACTGTAGATAACACTAAGGATCTAAGTGGATTCTCTGGAACGAATCAAAAGTGTAGTGTAATTCTTTCTGATGGGACTGTAGAAACAGAAGATATATCGGGTATTTCAAATAATGTAATCACTGTAAGTTCTGCTTTTTCTTCTGCACCAAACGCAAATTCAATATGGTTAATACAAAGCGATAGTCTTAACGCACAAACCTATAGAGTAATATCTGTAGAAGAGCAGGATGGTATAAATTTTGCAATTTCAGCACTTACTTATGTAGCTGGTAAGTATGCAAATATTGAACAGGGAGTAAGTTTACCTGCAAGAAATATATCATTACTAAATGAACCAAAAGACCCACCAGGAAATTTACAAGCATCTGAAAGAATTGTTGTAATTAATGCTCTTGCTGTAACTAAAATAATTTTATCTTGGGTAACAGTTACAGGCGTAAGTCAGTATCTTGTTCAATATAGATTTAACAATACTAACTGGGTAAGTGAAATTGTATTTAGACCAGATTTTGAACTGTTAAATACAGAGGCAGGATCGTATGAATTTAAAGTTTTTTCTTACAATGCAGCTTTAAAACTATCAGCAACATCATCAGACTTAACATTTAATGCCGTTGGTAAGACAACACCTCCAGGAAACGTTCAAAATTTATCTATGGAGCCTATCACTAATAAACTAGTAAGGCTTAGATGGACAAAAGCAGTAGATCCTGATGTTTTACATGGAGGAAGAGTTTATGTAAGACATAGTAATTTAACTGATGGCAGTGGTACGTTCCAGAACTCCGTGGATCTTGTCACTGCATTAGCTGGAAGTACAACAGATGTGGTAGTTCCATCTTTAGAAGGAGAGTATATTCTTAAGTTTCAAGATGACCAAGGTAATTTTAGTACAGGAGAAACAAGTATTATTCAAGATTTACCTGATTTAATTGATACTCAGGTTATATTGCAAGATAGAGAAGATTTAGATAACCCACCATTCCAAGGAACGGATACAAATACAACATTTAATAGTACAACCAGTGCATTGCAACTTACTAATCCAGCTACTAATGCAACAGGAGAATATGCTTTTAAAGATATTTTAGATTTAGGTGCTGTATTTTCTCTTGATTTAAAAAGAGTAATACGTTCTGTTGGTTTTGTTATTGGTCAAGATATTGAAACTTTAATTCCTGGCCCACCTGGTATTTTGTGGGATCAATATGCTACTAACGGTAATTTTGACGGCACAGCAGCAGATGAAGCAAACTGTCAGATACAGGTAGCTACATCGCAAGCAGGATCAGGAAGTTTTGGATCGTTCAATAATTTTGCAAATGGAACATTTAAAGGTCGCAGATTTAAATTTAAATTAATACTTGAGACTACTGATACTGCACAGAATATGAACGTGCAGCAAGCAGGTTATACAGCAGAATTTCAATCAAGAACAGAACTAAGTTATCAAACAGGAGGCAGCACTTCTACCGCACCACAATCTTCTGGTACGTCAGCAAAAACTGTTACATTTGGAACACCATTCTTTGTTGGCACTTCTTCTTTGGGAGGAGCAAATGCTTTTCTTCCTTCTATTGGAATAACAATACAAAATGCTCAATCAGGTGATTTTTTTACAGTAACAAGTGTTTCTGGAACAGGATTTACTGTAAGTATTAAAAATGGTTCTAGTTTTGTTGATAGGACTTTCACATTTCAAGCTGTAGGATATGGTAAAGGGGTGTAATATAAAGAAAAGTCCTTTATAAATGGCTCAAGTATCAGATTACAATATAGCTAATGCGTCAGGTGCTTCTGTAAGAAGTGACCTTAATGCGGTATTTAGTGCAATAAAAACTTTAAATAGTGGTGGTTCTGATCCTAGTAATCCAGAAGCATTTATGCCTTATGTTGATACAGCAGATAATAATAATTTAAAAATAAGAAACTCATCTAATAATGGATTTACAACTATTGGCCCTGTAAATACTGCTAATTTAGGATTATTACCTGCAAGTGGTGGTACTATGACAGGCGTTTTGGCTCTACCGAACCAAAGTGCAAGTACTCCATCTGTTCATTTTGGAGATTCTACTACTGGTTTTTTTAGGAAAGCATCTAATCAGATAGGAGTAGCCACATCAGGAACAGAACAATTATTTTTAGATCAAAATGGTGTAACTTTAAATTTACGAAACGAAATAAGGTTTGGTGATGCAAATAGCTCACATTACATAGGATTAAAAGCTGCTGCAACAATAGGTAGTAATTTTACGCTTTCACTTCCTACATCAGATGGAAGTAACGGTCAGTTTTTAAAAACCGATGGTAGCGGTAATTTAAGTTTTGCATCTGTATCTACTGCTGGAACAGGATTAACAGGTAATACATTAGCTAGTAATATTACCGCCTCCAGTTTAACTTCAGTTGGGACGTTAACTTCTCTTACTGTATCTGGAAGTATAACTGGATCAATAGCTTCAAGTAATATCAGTGGTGCGTTATTCACATTAGGCAGTACATCTGTTTCTAGAGGTAATACGATTACAGCATTAGCTGGTATGCACCAAATAGCTCCAGCATCAAATAATAATTATAGTTTAGGTACATCTTCTTTACGATGGTCAAATATATTTACAAATGACTTGAATTTATCTAACGAAGGAGGTTCTAATGATGTTGACGGAACTTGGGGAAGTTATACTATTCAAGAGGGTAAGGACTCGCTTTTCTTGTTAAATAAACGAAACGGCAAGAAGTATAAATTTAATTTAACGGAGGTAACATAATGGCATTTAATGGAAGTGGTGCAATTAAAGCTTGGGTTAACGCAAGTAGTGGAGGATCAAATTTAAAAAGTTATGGAATTTCGAGTGTTTCTGATGATGGAACTGGACAACTTGGTGTAACCATGTCAACTGCAAGTTCAAATACAAATTATTGTGTATTAATGAGTTATGAAATGACACAAAGAGTTAACCCAAATTTTGTTTTATTTTTAAAAACTCAAAGCAGTGCAAAAACAACAACATCATTTAAAATTGAAGCTAATGCAGAAGCTGGAGCTCAAAGTGGTGCTGCTGATAAGTACTATATACTTGTTGTTGATACTTTTTAATCTATAATAAAGAAAAACATAAATGGCTAATTCTGATAAAAGAATTTTATATACAAATGATGAGGGTATGCTTATAGTTGTAATTCCTATGGACGAGTGTGAATTAACTGTTGAAGAAATACAAGCTAAAGATATTCCAAGTGGTAAAACATCTTATATTGTAGATAAGTCTTTAATTCCTACAGATAGGACTTTTAGAGATGCTTGGACTTATACGGAGTAAATTATGGGATTTGGTATAGACATGGCAAAAGCCAAAGAAATTCATAAAGAAAAAATAAGATTTGCGAGAAAACCTTTATTAGAAGCACTTGATATTGAATTTCAAAAAGCATTAGAAACTGGTGCGAGTACAACTGATATTGTTGCTAAAAAACAAGCACTAAGAGATGCACCTGCTGATTCTGAAATTACATCCGCAGCAGACACAGATGCTTTGAAGGCACAATGGAAAACTGATATACTAGGCACATCACCTTACAGCTAATGGCAATAGAACCTGGTACATACAACTTTACACTTCAAAGAAGGTCGGATCATGCAATTCCACTGCTTTTTAAAGATGGCAATAATAATGCAATTAATTTAACTGGATTTACTGTAGCTGCACAGGTTTGGGAAGAAACACGCACCACAAAATATGCTGACTTTTCTGTTACATATACTGATAGAGTTGCAGGATCGGTAAGTATTACTTTGACCGATACACAGACTGCAACATTTACTCCTGATATTTTAAAATATGATGTTTTATTAGTTGATGCAGCAGGAGCCAAAGAATATTATTTAGAAGGTACAATATTTGTAAGCGAGGGTTACACTACAACATGAGTAATGTCAGTATTACAACTGAAAAGAACACTGTTACCGTTAATGGTGATACCAATGTTGTTACAGTTGCAACTCAAGGCCCAAGAGGGCCATCTTTTGCAACATCAAGTACTCCTTTAAATGATTCCAACAAAGTCAACAATTCAGTAGTGTATTTTGATTCATCTAGTGGTACATTTAAAGCAGATCAAACTCGCACCGTTGAAAATCTCGTAGACGGAGGAAACTTCTAACATGGCAAACACCTTAAGAATTAAAAGATCTACTGGATCGTCAGCACCTACCTCATTAGCTAACGCAGAATTAGCTTTCACTGAAGGAACTGAAACCTTATTTGTAGGAAAAGGAACTGGAGGTGCTGGAGGTTCTGCTACCAGCATTATAAAAATAGGTGGTAAAGGTGGTTTCTTTGATAAAGATACAGTACAAAATGCTAATAAAGTATTATCTGGCCCGACTACAGGAAGTGATGCTGCACCTACATTTAGAGCTTTAGTTGCTGCTGATATTCCTTCATTAGCCCATACCAAAATATCAGACTTTGATACAGGAGTTAGAACAAATACTTTAGATCAAATGGCTGCTCCTACCAGTGCAGTTTCATTAAACTCTCAGAAGATAACAGGACTTGCAGATCCTACTGGTGATAATGACGCAGCGAATAAAGGATATGTAGATGGTGTAGCTCAAGGACTTGATATAAAAGATTCTGTTGTCGCCACAACTACGGCCAACGGTACATTATCAAGTGCATTTGCCAATGGTCAGTCCATTGACGGTGTTACTTTACAAACTGGTGATCGAATATTAATTAAAAACCAGACTACTGCATCACAGAACGGTATTTATAATGTAAACGCATCTGGAGCACCATCTCGTACCACAGATATGGCAACGGGTTCTAACGCTGCTGGTGCTTTCGTTTTTGTTGAAGAAGGAACAGTAAACGCAGAAAATGGATTCACCTGTACTACTGATACTGGATCTGCTGTTGTTGGAACCAATAACTTAACATTTGCACAGTTCTCTGGTGCTGGTCAGATAATAGCTGGCGATGGTCTTGAAAAGTCTGGTAATACATTATCTACTGATTTAAAAGCAAACGGTGGACTTGTAATTGAATCTACAGAACTTGCTCTTAAATTAGATGCTAGTTCAATCACTGGAACGCTTGCCATAGGAGATGGTGGAACAGGTGCTACAACAGCCACAGCAGCCCTTACAGCACTTGGTTTTTCCAACTATGCAAAGACATTAGTAGATGATGCGGACGCTGCTGCTGCCCGTACAACATTAGGTCTTGGCAGTATTGCTACCCAAGCTGCTAACTCTGTTGCGATAACAGGTGGTTCAGTTACAAACCTAACAACATTTGATGGTATAACCGTTGACGGTGGTAGCTATTAATCTTAAGGAGGTTATAGCTCATGGCTAACGTAATAAAACATAAAAGAGGTTCTGGTAGCGATCCAAGTGCAGGTAATCTTGTTATTGGCGAATTAGCGATAAGAACTGATACTGGTAAATTATTTACCAAGATGGACAGTGGAGCTATTGCTGAGATAGCTGGTGGTGGTAGTGATATAGCAATAAATACACTTAGCTCATCTTCTGGAACGGGTGGCGGTAGTGCAACATTTAATGGATCTGCTTATAGATTTACTCTTTCTGCACCTCCAAACGTATCTGCTGCACAGTTATTAGTAAGTATTAATGGTGTTATACAGAAGCCAGTAACAGGAGCAGGCCAACCAAGTGAAGGTTTTGCTGTAGATGGTACAGATATTATTTTAGGTGACGCACCAGCAACAGGTAGTGACTTTTTTATCCTTACATTTAAAAGTCTTGGGGTAAGTGAACCAGCAGATAATAGCGTTACAAGTGCAAAAATAGTAGATGGAGCTATTGTAAATGCTGATGTCAATGCAAGTGCAGCAATAGCTGGATCTAAGATCACACCAACATTTACAACAGACGCAACCATAAATTCAATCACTGTAGGTAAAGGTGCAAACTCTGTTGCTGGTAACACTGTTCTTGGAGAAAGTGCTTTAGATGCTTCTGTTAGTGGTGGAAATAATACTGCTATTGGTAAACAGGCTTTAACAGCCCTTACTTCTGGAAGTGAGAACGTAGCAGTTGGTTCTTTAGCTTTAGATGCAAACACAACTGGTTTATATAATACTGCTGTAGGTTACTATGCTTTAAGCACTAATATTACAGGTGAAAGAAATACAGCAGTAGGTCGTCAAGCTTTAAATGCAGCTACCGCAGATCAAAATACAGCTGTAGGTTTTAACGGTTTACTAAATCTTTCGTCTGGGCAATATAATACTTCTGTTGGCTCAAGAGCACTTAAAGATACTACTACCGCAGACTATAACACTGGTATTGGTACTGATGCACTGATGAGTAACACTACTGGTACTCAAAATACTGCTGTAGGTGCTTTAGCTTTAGATGCTAATACTAGTGCTGATAATAATACAGCTTTAGGTTATGTTACCTTAACTTCAAACACAACAGGTTCAGAAAACACTGGATTAGGAAGAGGATGTTTAGTAAACAATACAACTGGAAGTTCTAATACTGCTGCTGGTAAGGGTGCTTTAGCATCAAACTCAACAGCAAGCAATAACACTGCTGTTGGACTATCAGCACTAACAACAAATACAACAGGAGACTCAAATGTAGCCGTAGGTCGTCAAGCATTAACACAAAATACAACTGCTTCTGACAATACTGCTGTTGGAAGTGTTGCATTACAAGACAATACTACTGGAGCAAATAATACAGCCTGTGGTGCTGGTGCTTTAGGAGACAATACAACAGCTTCTAATAACACTGCTGTTGGAAGGTCAGCATTAAGAGTAAACACAACTGGAACTAACAATATAGCAATCGGTAAAGGTGCTTTAGATGCTAATACTACAAATAACCGAAATGTCGCAATAGGTAATGATGCTTTAGGTGCTAATAATAGTGCGAGTGATAATACGGCTATAGGACATGAATCCATGTTAGTTAATACTTCTGGAAATTCAAATGTGGCTGTTGGTAAAGATTCTCTTCATTCAAACACTACAGGATCAGGCAACTCTGCTGTTGGTCTTGATGCTATGCAGGGAAATACTACAGGTATAAGAAATAGTGCTGTCGGACAAGACTCTTTATATAACAACACTTCTGGAAATTACAATGTAGCAGTAGGGTATAGTGCTTTACAAGATAATACTACTGCTAGTAATAATACTGCTGTGGGTTATTTATGTTTAAAAGCAAACACAACTGGAGCAGATAACGTAGCCGTTGGTGCAAATGCTTTAGATGCCAATACTACAGGACGAATGGCTGTTGCTGTTGGAAAGGACGCACTATCAGCCAACACAACTGGAGAATTTAATGTAGCAGTAGGTAGAGAAGCATTATATGCAAATACAACTGGTAGTTCTAACACTGCTGTTGGTTTAAATTGCATCGCATCAAACACAACTGGAGAAAAAAATACAGCAGTCGGAAGGAACGCTTTAGTTAGTAACACAACTGCAAACGAAAATGTAGCGGTAGGTTCATATGCCTTAGATGCCTGTACCACAGGTGCTGAAAATACAGCAGTGGGAACAGATGCTCTTGGTAGTTTAACAACAGCACATCGTAGTGTGGCTGTAGGAAGACAAGCTGGTTTATCTATAACTACAGGAGTCAGAAATCATGCCTTTGGATATGAGGCTTTAGAATCATGTACGACTGGGCAAGAGAATACTGCTGTTGGATTTTTTGCTGGAGGTTATCTCACTACTGGAAGTGGTAATATATGTATTGGAAATAATTCAGGAACGCACCTCAGTCCATCAGGATCTTTAACTACTCATAGTAATGTTGTTGTTCTTGGTGATAATAATGTTACCGCTTCTTATATTAAAGTTGATTGGACAACAGGTTCAGATCAAAGAGATAAAACAGATATACAAGATATTACAACTGGATTAGACTTTGTAAAACAACTTAAACCTAAATCATTCTGGTTTAAAACAGATCGTGATTCAGATGTAAAACATGGTAATAAAAAATACGGATTCTTAGCACAAGACATTCTTGCTTTAGAAGGTTCAGATCCAGTAATTATTAATAATGAAGACGAAGACTCTTTAAAATATCAAGGATCACATTTAATACCAATTCTTGTAAATGCGATTAAAGAACTATCAGCTAAAGTAGAAGCATTGGAGGCAAAGTAAATGGCACTTACACAGATCAGCACTGACGGTATAAAAGACGGTACTATCACTGGAGCGGATCTCGCCACCAACGTAGACCTGGTTGATAACAAGAAGATAAGATTCGGGACAGGCAGCGACCTAGAAATTTTTCATAATGGAACATCAAATATTATAGAAGCAACAAATGGCGATCTGAATATCAGAATGAACAGTTCCGAAAACGCTATAGTCGCAAGGCAAAACGGAGCCGTAGAGTTATATCACGACAACAGTAAAAAGTTTGAGACAATTTCAAGTGGAGCGTCTGTAACTGGTTCATTAGGTATAAATACAACAAGTCCGAGTGGTGGAAAATTACATATTTCACATGGTAATGAATTAGGTTTATTTACCTCTGGCTCATATAATTTTCAAGCAAAATTTGAATCTACTGATGCTGAAGCAGCAATAGTTATAGAAGATAATGGTAGTACTAACAATGGAAATAGAATAGGTGTTATCAGTGATGATATGGCATTTACTACTGCTGGCTCAGAACGTATGCGTATAGATTCTTCTGGTGATGTATCTATTGGTAGTACAACAAACGGTGGTGCAAATAGACTAAATGTAGTAAATAATGAGTCTGGTGATTTTGTAAATCCAACTGATGCAACATTAAGAATAACTAATTCTAATGCTTCTAATGATACAAGACAGGCTTCAATAGCATTTACAGTTGCTACAACTGGTTCTGGATCAGATTCAGCTATTGTTTGTACATCAGAATCAGGAGGAAATAGTAATTTACGGTTTTTTACAGATACATCTAATGGAATGAGTGAAAAAATGCGTATAGATTCGTCTGGAAACTTATGTATCGGTACAACAACTGGTGACACACCAATAACAGTTTCAAGAGCAACAACAGGAAATGTTCTTAAAGGTTTATCAACAAATAACAATACAAGATCCCGTATAACACTATCAGGAAAAGATACTAGTGGTAATGCTGTAACTTTGATGATGGGTGGTGATGGTGATTTTGGTGGAATGGTGTTTACCAATTCAAATCATAAATTAGGTTTTGCTACTAATAATGCTGCACCTCAAATGATTTTAGATACGTCTGGAAGAGTTGGTATTGGAACAACAAGTCCTGCCCATAAATTACATATAAAAGATAGTAGTGCTAATCCACTTTTATTAGTAGAAAGAGGTAGTGGTAGTCATACTTTTATGGAAGCTCAAACTGATAAAGGGGTTTTCGGTACTGGAAATAATCATCCTGTTTATTTTTTACAAAACTCAGGAACAGCGATGGTAATTGATACAAATAAAAACGTGGGAATTGGTACAACATCTCCTGACGTAAAACTTACAGTAGCTACTTCGAGTGGAGATGCTTATGTAAGAGTAACAGGTGGTACAAATCAAGGATTACTTCTAAATAAATCTGATGGCACTCTTATAGGTGGTATTGTTAGTGGTGGTGCTGGTGGTGCAACAGTAAATGATATAACCATAAGGACTGAAAGTGGTAATAATATAACTTTTGCTCATGGAGTTACAGAACGTATGCGTATAACAAGTGGTGGAAAGTTGCTCGTTGGATCTACGGCAGATCTTTATAATAATAATATTGCAGAATTTGTTACTGCATCAGAAAGTGCAGTAGTAGGCGTAAGGTCTTCCGCTGGAGCAGTAAATCAAAAATATATAGCATTTAAATATGGTGGAGGGCCAACAAATGGCGGAGGTATTAGAAGAGATGGTTCAGCTCAAACTCCTGAATTTTATTCAGACTCGGACAGAAGGATTAAAAAAGATATTGTAGATTTCCCAAATCAATTAGATAAAATCAATCAAATACAATTAAAATCTTTTGGATATAAAAACAATCCTGATGACTTAGGTAGAGGGCCGATTGCTCAAGATCTTATCAAGGTCTATCCAAATAAAGTGAATAAGTCAGATGGAGATGATGGCACAGGAGAGACAGTACCTGATGGAGTTGAGCCTTGGACTATAGGTACTAATTTTACTTGGGAATTAATTAAAGCAATACAAGAACTATCAGCCGAAGTTGCAGCATTAAAAGCTAGCTAGTATTATTATATTATTACAATATCAATTTAATGGCAGTCGATCCACAAGTAAAACTAGACGCTCTAAATGCAGAGCTACAGCAGATAGTAAACAATTATAATCAGGCTACTCAAGTAGTAGAGAACTGTAAACAAAAGATATTTGAATTAAAAGGAGCTATAGCTGCTGTTGAAGATATTTTAAAACCAGACGAAAAAGAAACTACTTAGATTTTTCCATCACTTGACGTTGTATTACTCCTAATGTGACGTACAAAGGTGATAGACCTATAATTAGTAGTAACACCGCTATGCTCATAACAGACATAGCTCTTAAAATTGCAAACCTTACCATGTTTCAAAAAATAGCTAATGTTTTGAGTATCATCTCATTTGTAATGGTAGCCTCCATGAGTGGTGGAGCGTACTTTGGTTACAAGTATGTAACTTCCGAACAATTCAAATCAAGAGTTATGAATGAAATTCTTGGTAATGTTCAGGGAATGATGCCAAAAGTTTTAGAAAAAGGATTACCTAATCTTACTGGCCCATCAATGCCTGTGCCAAAAGGTTTACCTAAACTATGAACTGTTATTGGTGCGACACTGAATTAATCTGGGGTGGTGATATTGATATAGATGATTCTATGCCAACGTATCCTGAGTTTTCTGTGATGACTAACCTATCCTGTCCTAAATGCTTTTCAGAGGTAGAAGTGTTGAAGAAAAGAGATGCCTTCGATTGATATACCTGATATTCAAATTCGAGAGATATATATTCCAGACGTTCCAGAAATATATGCTCCTTATTATTTAACTATTACAAAGCCACCTGATATTGATGTTCCTGGTTGTACCTATCAACATCGTGATATAAAAAATACAGGTAATCGTAATTTATTAATAGAAGATCCAAATGGTGTATTTACAACGTGTGATTTTCCGTTTCCTAGCTTTATCCCTCTTGACTATACACCTGAGAATATGGTCATTACAGAAGAACCGCTTGTCGATAATGAAGCACCGCCCTTACCAGAAGCAGAGCAGCCAACGATTCCTGATTTACCTGAACCACCCCCACCAGATTTTCCTCCCTGCCCTGGCAAAACTCAGCAAAGAGTAGGAGATTTTCGTAACGAAAAACGATTAGAACGTGTTATCGGACATGAAAGAGGTCAAGATGGAGTTGAGTGTATAACCATCTATGAGAACGTCACGTTTAAGGATCAGTACATTCCAGAAGTTTCTACTATTGTATCTACTGCTGTTATCGGCTTGGTCGCTGCCAGTAGTCCACTTCTTCTTAACGCAGTAAAGCCATTAGTTAAACAAGTAGTTAAAAAGCTGACAAAGAAAAAAAAGGATACCAGTTCTTAATCGTGGAACTGGCAAGCGATTGCATCAAGATAAGGGGAAACGAGTCAAGCTGCCGAAAGTCGTAAGGGGTTGGGCCTAGTTGACGTGAGATGCGCCCGTTGAGGGGAAAAACGGTACGATGAGCCAAAGTCACCTCGCAGACGATTAAATCCTAGAGGTGTTAAAACACTTTTAATCGTAAAGTGTGAACGATTGAATTGAGACATTCGGAAAAGATCTGAAGGGAGTTAAGATGCTAGGATTCAGGCCGAAGGGAGGGGAAACGAGGCAAAAAGTAAAAAATTGAGCGGTAAAGTAAGGCGTTAAGCCAAGCCGTATCAAAAAGCATTTTAATCACTTCGCAAACCTATTAAGTTATAGAAGTGTTAAGGACAGTTTTAATCGTAAACTGACAACGATTGATGTGAGTGAAAGTGAGAAAAATCGAGTTATTAGGCAAGACGCTGATGTACACTGAGGGGACGGACAGCGAATCAAGCTAAGGGGTTAAAGCATTGTTTTTCATCTCGTCAACCTATTAAGTATCAAAGATGTTAAGAAGAGTTTGTCGTAGCACTCATAACGTGTGAGTCAAGTCGAATAGAAATGTACGAAATCGAACCAAGTTGCCGTGAGCCACATCGAAGCGTGAAGAGTTGCGGTTAATCAACTTGATCCGAAAAGATGTGAGGCGAATTATCATCTTTCAAGGCTATTAACCCAGAAGGATGTTGAGGAAAGTTTATCGTAGCACTTACAACGTTTGAAGTGAGCCAAATAGAGAAGCACCACTACGAGTGACAATGAGCAAAATGGTAAAAGATGAGAGTTGATTAACAGCGAGCCACACTAAGTTAAGGCGAATCGAAATCATCTCTTTGGCTCTTGCACCTACAAGAGATGTTGAGAAGGGTTTATCGTAACACCCATAACGATTGTGTTGAGACAACCTGAATTAAGCCGAAGCAAGCGGAAAAGATACGAGGGAAGTCGAAAAAAACGGAGTCGCTAAGAAGATTTTTTAAAGTCTGTCTTTTCTAACAAAGACTTAGGTAATCTTTCTCCTTTTCTTTGTAACTGCAATGATTCTTTTCTAGCACCATCAGCAGCAGAAGCTATGAACGCATGATGAATTTGTTTAGTTTCAAGATCACGTTGTTTTGATGGATCTAGATTGTCTTTATTGATGTGAGTAAACAATCTACGAGTATGATTACGATGTTTTTTAATACCTGCATTTGCTTGTTGTGCAGAATAATCAACAGCTTCTTTGTCAGTAAGTACTCGTAAAGATTTATCTTTGTTAATTGATTTAATAACTAAAGGTCTGTTAATTGTTTCACGCAATTTCATTAGTTTATCAATGACATTGACCATACTAAATTCATTCCATTCTTTATCTGGAAAAATGCTATGAAAAAATTCTTTAACATGATCGTGGGGTACAAGATCTCCTTTTTGGAGACCTTGCCAATCTATACCACTTATTCTTGGATTATCTGTCATTAGTCAGCTACCTCTACTAGCTCAGATGCAGAGAATCTACCAAATCTAGGTCGCCATGTACCTAATCCTTCAGCTTTTCCAGCCATAGTAATGATTCTATTAAGCTGAGATACACTTAAAATTTCATCATCAACCATCAATTCAAAAGTACATTTCCAATCTGGAAATAGTAATCTTTGAACCCAGACACCTCTTGATGTAAATGCTGTATTAGAAAAGTAACTTTGGTCTTTTGTATACATTTCCAAAGCATCTTTTGATCCTTCATATTCGATAATTGGATCATTAGTAACAACAACAGAACGAAGAACGTCTTTACCTAACTTCCATTTGGTAGCAGCGTTTCTTAGACAACGCAAAAAGTTAGCACCTGGCATATATGGATCAGCAAAACCATCAAACTCAATAGAGTTTTTAGTTTCGTTAACTTTTACTTTTCCTTCTTTTTTCCAATAACCAGAGAAAACCCAATCTAATGCTCTAAGACATAAATGATCTTCGTCATTTTTTTTCTTTTTACTTGAGAAAAATGCTTTTTGTTTTGCTCCTTCACCTAATGGATCGGAGTTCTGTACATTTGAACAGAGAAGTCCAGCAGTTCCATGAACTGTGACTTGATAGCTATTAAGTGCCATAATAAAAGTTTCCTTAACGGAGTGAGTGTTTAAATCCTTAACGGACTTCTTT